GTCTTCATTGATGGTTATGAAAGGGTGCTGACGAATACAAACTTTAAGGGGGTACTCAAGGACAAAGACAAGCGGTTGCTAGAGTTCTTGGCTAGGGGTATGACTGCTGGTGATTTTGAGGAGTTCTTGGATAGAGTATCTGATGAAGGTGCTTGGAACTCTGGTTATATCTCCAACGAAGGTGGTAACAAAGAGGAATTAACTAAAAGCTTATGGGAATGGCGTAACACACCTACTCACGACACACCTTTCAACCACTCGTTCTTTAGCTTTGAGATTAAGGCTCCTATCTTTGTTAACCGTCACTTGGTTAAGCATGAGTACCAGATTATGAGTGAGTACTCACGTAGGTATATTACTGATGATGTGGAGTTCTATCAACATAAGTACAGGAGTAAAGCTGTAGATGTAAAGCAAGGGTCTGGTGGTGTACACGAGAACTCCTGTGTGTGGCAGATTGAGGTTGATGCAAGAAACTCTGACTCTATTGATACGTATAACCGTATGATTACTGATGGAATTGCACCTGAGCAGGCTAGGGGTCACCTACCACAGGACTTGATGACAGCATGGACATGGAGTGGTACACTGGGGGCCTTTGCGAATATGTGTAAGCTACGACTGTCACCAGACACACAGTATGAGACACGACTGGTGGCCCAACAGGTGTACGAGGAACTAAAGAAGCAGTTTCCTGTGTCAGCACCATTGCTAGTAGAAGGAGTACTATAGTGTGAAGCCTAAGAAAGTAACTAAAGCAATCGTAGATGCTGACATTGTAGCCTACAGAGCAGCAGCAGGAACGGAAGGAAGTCCACCTAAGGATACCATTGATAAGGTTGAAGCCCTAATGGAGTATATCATAGGTGAGACAGTAGCCTTTCCCTCTAGTAACAACCTAGAGTGCTATCTAACAGGGAAAGATAACTTCCGATATGAGGTAGCTAAGACTGCACCGTACAAAGGGAACCGAAAGGATGTAGCTAAACCTACTAACCTACCAGCAGCTAGAGACCACCTAGTTAATAAGTGGGGTGCTGTAGTATCACAAGGGGAAGAAGCTGATGACCTAATCGCTATGGCTGCTACTATGGGTGATCCTAAGTCAACTGTTATCTGTAGTATCGACAAGGACTTCTTAACTGTCCCATGTTGGATGTTTAACTTCGTCAAGAGTACATGGAAGTATTCAACTGAGGATGAGGCACGTAAGTACTTCTACACTCAGATACTTACAGGAGACAATGCTGATAACATAAAAGGCATCCATAGGGTAGGTCCAGTTAAGGCTGGTAAGTTACTTGAGGGGTTGACTACAGAAGAAGAACTGTATAAAGCTTGTGTAGATGCATATGATGGAGACGTAGATAGGGTACTAGAGAACGCTAGGCTACTTTGGCTTAGACGCTACGATGGGCAGATGTGGGAGCCACCAAAAGGAGATTGAATGATGGATAGGATTAAAGCTGGTACGATTATTAACTTCTCGGAAGGTGAGTACTCTGATTACGGCTACATTGGCACTTTTGTAGCCTTGCAAGACATTACACAAGAGGATTACGATAAGGCTGCTGGTGAGGAGTTGGCAAAGGGTGGATACGAAAGTTCCTCTGTTGCAGTTGTTGCTAACCTTGTTCGGACTGGTAAACTGGTAGATGTTAACTCCGTGGAGGTTCACTTAGGCTGTTACGGTAGAGTACCATCTAAGATGGATATACACTAGTGACTTGTAAGAGAGATGACTTCAGGTCAGGCTTAGAACACCGAATAGCTAAACACCTAGAGGAAAAGGGGTGCACTTACGAGTATGAGAACCTAAAGATCAAGTACCAGCGTAAGCCTTCTACCTATACTCCTGACTTTGAGTTACACAATGGTATCATCATTGAAGGTAAGGGTAGGTTCGTAAGTGCCGATAGAGCGAAACATCTATTGGTTAAGAAGCAACACCCTGAGTTAGACATACGGTTCGTATTTAGTAACAGTAAGTCTAAGCTCTATAAAGGGAGTAAGAATACTTATGGTGACTGGTGTGATAAGCATGGGTTCCTGTACTCAGATAAGATAATCCCAGAAAGTTGGTTACTAGAATGAAAGTAAAGTTTGGCCTATGGCTAATAGAGTTCGGCCTTAAGTTGGCCCGTAAGGGTATGGATATATCGGGTGTATCGGCTACACTACAAGATAAAGACGTACCTAAAGATACTAACATAACCATCCACAGTGTACTAGATGGGCCATATACACAAGGTGACTTAGGTGTTAACTGGGATGGTCCTTATGAAGCTGAGGCTTACTTGTTAGTCAAGTTGGAGTACAACGATCAGGTATCTGACGTAGAGTGGTACTTTGAAACAGTAGAAGAAGCGTTCACATGGGTAAGGCACTTTAAGCAATCCATTGAACCTATCGTGATAGAAGGAAATACCACATGACTAAAGATTATTTAATTCTACCTGATCCACATGCCCACCCAGATCATAACAACGATAGGGCAGACTGGTTAGGACAATTCATCTTGGACCGTAAGCCTGATGTTGTGGTTAACATGGGGGACACATTCGATATGCCCTCTCTTAGCAGCTACGACAAGGGTAAGGCATCCTTTTCAGGAGCATCTTATGAGAAAGACATTAGTTCAGGCTTGGACTTCCTAGACCGTATGTGGCACCCAATTAGGAAGGCTAAGAAGAAGAAGCCCACCAGTATCTTCCTTGAGGGCAACCATGAACATAGACTTAAGAAGGTCATTGAGTATGATCCTCAGCTACAAGGGGATAAGTTCGGGGTAAGCTACAAGAATTACCAACTAAAGGATTATCATAATGAGGTGGTCTACTACCAAGGACAAACACCAGGTATCTATACCGCTGATGGCATTTCGTTCTCTCATTTTCTTGTCAGCGGTCTTATGGGTCGGCCTATTGGTGGTGAACATCACGCTGCTAGTCTACTTTCCAAGAACTATAGTAGCTGTGTTGTTGCTCACAGTCATACTGTCGATTGGGCTGTACGTTCTAGTTCAAATGGCAAGAAGATCATGGGCCTTGTCGCGGGCGTATTCCAAGACTATGATGCAGGATGGGCAGGCACTTGTAATAACCTCTGGTGGCCTGGAATTATCTACCTACGAGGAGTTGAAGACGGAACTTATGATCCAGAATTTATTAGTCTTGAGGCTCTTCGAGATGAATATGCACCACGATAATGATTAGGAAGATAACATGAGTGTAAGAAAGATGGTCAATGACTTCGCTAAGATCACAGGTCAGGAGGGTACTAAACAACTGTACCTGACCTTGATTGAAGAGGAGTATACCGAATGGAAGAAAGAGATCGGTGGACACGAACCTGTAAAGGAACTGAAGGAGCTATCTGACCTAGTGTATGTAATCTATGGTTATGCTCGTGTGGTTGACTTTATGTTGGTTCCCTCAGCAGAACAGCTAACAGGTGATATGGCTATTCAAGATGCTATGGACCTATGGCTAGAGGAGTATGGCTGTGGTGCAGTTAAGCGAGAGCATATGCTACTGGAGAGAGTACTAGGGTTAATCTACAACTATGCAGGCTACAAGAAGTGGGACTTAGAAGAAGCTGTACGTAGGGTCCACTCTAATAACGTGGGACGATGTGTACAACCTGATGGTACAGTGCAACGAAGAACAGATGGGAAGATTGTTAAGAATGAGTCTTATCCTAAAGTACAACTAGGAGATTTAGTATGAAGAATGAAACAGTAAAAGGCTTAGGGACTATCTTTGGTGTGATCCTTGTGGTACTCCTTGTTGGGTTAGGTATCGCCTCTCTTGTTACCTTTGTGATTGGGTTGTTCGTTGTATTCCCTTTCACACTAATTAATGTACTTAAGGTTTGGTTGGCTATTATCGTAATTAATATCGCATTCTCAGGACTAAGGACTAACCGATGAACATTGTACAACGATGGTTTAACTACCTAAAGACACGTAAACAACACCGTAAGGTAATCAAAGAACTTAACCAGTTGACCAACAGAGAGTTAGCTGACATTGGTATCAACCGTGGTGATATCAGTAGGCTTATTTGGTTAGATATTGATAAGAAGAAGCAAGGAAAACAAGGGTAATGGACACAAGTAAAGATAGCCAACTATCCCGCCTTGATGATGTAATTATGATTGAACGCATGAGGTTGTTAGCTAG